TTGATGGTTTACCATATATTAATATGGATTGGGCTTCGCAAGATCCTACTAGAGTATTAAAACCATCTCTTAAGGTGTTAACAATGAAATCAGTAGGTACTAAATTACCAGAAATTATTCAATTATATAAAGATGGTAACTTTGAGAGAGCAGTTCGAATAGTTAATGGATATCCCAGAGAAATAATATCAGACGAAGCAGTATTCTATGTAAATTCAGTTAATCATATTACCAGTATTATAAAGAAATGTGATCTCCAACCAGAAGAGGTTAATATTCTTTGTAGTGATACACCAGAAAATCTCAAGAAAATACAGCGTAAATTAGGAAAGAAATTTACAATAGGAAAGATACCTCTTAAAGGAGTTAAACCTAAAATGTTTACATTCTGTACTAGAACAGTTTACTTAGGAGCTGATTTTAATAGCTTATGTGCAAGATCGTTTATATTTAGTGATAGTAATATTGATAGTTTGGCTGTAGATATTAGTGAAGATTTACCTCAGATACTGGGAAGGCAAAGATTGTTTGAAAATCCATGGAAAAATGAAGCTACTTTTTATTACAGATCTACTTGTGATTATAGGAAGGTTAGTCAAGAAGAATTTGATAAAGAACTTGAAAGAAAAAAGAAATCCACTAATAATTTATTAAGATCTTTCGAATCTGCACCAGATGATGCTAAACATGATCTTGCAGAAAGATATCAAACTTTAGCTAGAACTCAAAATTATAAAGATGATTATATAGCTGTAAATGAACATCAGAGATCAAATTTAGTCCCAGTTCTTAATAATCTAGTATTAGTAAATGAGATTAGAGCATTTAAAATTCAACAAATAGATTATAAAGATAGATTTACAGTATTTTCTACAATATATAATACATTATCTCCTGATGATATAGTGAATCAAGAAGTGTCTAGATTTTTAGAGCAATACCAAAAGTTTGGAACATTTAAATCTAAACTTAAATATCTTTGTGAATACAGTTTTAATGATGCTATGACTAATATAATATTAGACCAGATAGGAGAACATGATAATATTAAATCTTATTACTTAGCACTTGGTCCCGAAAAGCTTAGAGCTCTTGGATATAATAAAACGTATATAGAAAAGGAGTTAGGG